ATGTACACGGCGCAGATCCGCATTAAGCGTGATGGTGTACAAGTCTACCAAGAGGCCCAGAGCTTCGCCCGAAAACAGGCCGCTCAGGCATGGGCTCGTAAGCGTGAGTCGGAATTAGATGAGCCAGGCGCGATCGAGCGCGCAAAGCGCAAGGGTGCCACGCTCAAAGAGATGACAGATCGCTATCTGGTCGAAGTTGAGAAAGCCAAGCCGCTGGGCAAGACCAAGCGCGGCACACTCAATGCGATTGGCGAGACTTACCTAGGCAAATTGACCGATACGGATATCAACACCCAATGCCTGGTCGATTACGCACTTTGGCGAATGAGTGGAGAGGGCGGTGGTGTTCAGCCACAAACCGCAGGTAATGACCTGGCGCACCTCGGCGCCGTTTTGGCGATTGCCAAAGATGCGTGGGGTTACCAGGTCGATCCGCTCGCGATGGGCGGCGCTCGGCGGGTATTGAGGAAACTGGGCTACAACCTGAAAAGCCGCGAGCGTGATCGCCGGCCGACGTTGGACGAGCTGGGCAGGGTGCTGATGCACTACCAGGTCATGCAAGCGCGTCGACCGACTGTCATCAATATGCTGAAGGTCGTGGGTTTCGCCCTTTTCTCCACACGACGGCTCGATGAAATAACCCGTATACGCTGGGTGGACCTCGACGAGGCTGGTCAGCGGGTGCTGGTGCGCGACATGAAAAACCCTGGGCAGAAGATCGGCAACGATGTTTGGTGTTACCTGCCGGACGAGGCGTGGCACATCCTCCAGACAATGCCCAAGGCCGGTGAAGACATATTCCCCTACAGCCCAGAGTCAATTTCCACATCTTGGGCGAAAGCCTGCAAGTTCCTGGAGATCGCAGATCTGCACTTCCACGACCTACGCCATGAAGGTATCAGCCGCCTGTTTGAAATGGACTGGGATATTCCGCGTGTGGCGAGTGTTTCTGGGCATAGGGACTGGAATTCAATGAGACGCTACACGCACCTGCGCGGCAAGGGTGATCGGTATCTGGGCTGGGAGTGGCACGAGAAGATATTGCAGGCGCCCGTCCAACTGGGCGCCGCATCAATGAAGTGGCTTAAACGACGTGTTTTAACCCGTTGAGCTGGTTGTGTTCTTTAACAGCAGCTGCGCGCTGTTGATCCAGGTAAACGGCCAAGTCAGTGAGGTGAATGCCCTTGGCAGACTTCTGGCTTGGCTCCAGGCGGGTGATGGGCAGCTTGATCTGACCGCTCATCACCTTGCGCTGGAACATGTCCGGCGTCAGATGCGTGAAGTAATCCCGGCAAACCAGTTCCAGCGGAATGATCGCTTGGCCATCGTATTGGGCCATCAGGATAAAGGCTGTGTTCATCGGATCTCTCCAAACAGAGACAGGCGATTCAACTGACTGTGGCAGTGCGGGTTAATCCATATGCATTCAGTACGGGTCGCGGAACCGCGCCCTGCACTTATACGGGCGGAGGTGCCATAAGTGGCCCAGCCAGGCAGCAGCTCGGCATACAGATCGCTTGGGTAACCAGACAGGACCACCATCCCTTCCAGCTCGAGCAAAACAGCGAGCAACTCCCGGTGCGCGGCGTCGTCCATTTCGTGCTTGTAGTACCGGCCGCTGATTGCACCCTTGTATCTGGTGTCGTGCACGTAGGGAGGGTCAACGTAGTGCAGGGTCTGCGGCCCGTCATGTGCCTTAACAACCTCGATCGCCGGCCTGTTCTCGATCAACACTCCGCTCAGCCGCTGGCCAACCTCTGCAAGTTGATCTGGGTAGCCCGCCCAAAGTGACTGGGCTGTACCGTATTGGCGTTTGGTGTCGATGCGGAATCCCGTGACGCCCTTGGTTGCACCAGCAGAGCCGAAGCCCATCTGAGCCCTGATGATCGTCCGGCGTGCGCGTTCGATCGGCTCGGCGCATGACTCCCAGGATAATTCGAACTCCTCCCTTGAGTAGGGTGTGAATACCAGGCGTTCAATAAGTCCCGATCGGGAGTTTTGATCCTGCAGGACTCGGAAAAGGTTGACGATATCGCCGTCCAAGTCGTTGTAGACCTCGGCATATGATCGAGCCTTCTGCATCAGCACTCCGGCGGCGCCACCGAATGACTCGACGTAGCAAGTGTGCTGTGGAAAGTGTTGCAGTACCCACGGTGCGAGCCGGAACTTGGCGCCGTGGTAGCGGATGACAGGTGATGTAATTGCCATTGGTAGCTCCCTATCACATCCGAAACGATTGATGAATGAACGCCGGCTGAGCCTCATGTTCTGCGGGTTTCGCCATGGCGCCCTGGATTTCGCAAACGAACTGATGCCGCTTTCGGTTGGGCGAAGTCAGCGCCTCAGTCAGGCCAGGTACGACGTCGGTGCATTGCTCGTAGGCGTGGGGGCCGCTCCAGCTATCAGCCTCCACCACCTGGCAATCCGTTCGTGACGCATCCGCGCACAGGTACAGCAGCAGGAATACGGTCATGATTCGTCCCCCGGAAACCCCGGAAAGTCATCGTTAGCGTCGAGTTCGGCGTAAGCGAACAGCCTCCAATGGATACCCCGACGAAGGTAGTGGCCGAGCATCCAGTGGATGACAGCGGCTTGCTCATCTTCACTACGCTCCCCAATACAGTGCCCTTGCTGCCGCAGAAGCTGGGCTGTACTGGCTAATTTGGTGTGAGGAATACCAAGGATGTAGCGCAGGTCAGCGGTCAGTTCCAATGGTGCCGATACTGGTGTCACTGGCTCAAAAGGGTAAAAGGTGCGGGTGTCGCCAGAATTTTGATTTGAATGCATGGTGCTTCTCCTTTCAGGCAGTGGGGGAGTTGCAGCTCCCCGTGTCCCGCCTGTGTTGGGTATCAGTGTGGGTATCGACGCGGTTTTTTTTGTTTGACGGCTTCACGCTCGGCCATGAACGCAGCCCATTCCGCCGTTTTGTTCTGCTGGCGGATGCGGCTACAAGCCTGGTGTTTGCGGGTGGAGCGGGCGTTGCCGCAGATATCGCAACGGCTGGGCAGGTCAAGCCGATGGCTTGCCATGGTTGGGCGCTCGCGTTCAGGGCCAACGTGTTTAGGCATTGTCACTGCCCACCCATAAGCATGCGTGTCAGTGCATTGGGCTGGCCTTCGGGCGTCAGTTTGTCGAGCGGTTGCGTAACGCTGCGACCGTTGGCCGCGCGTAAGGTGGCAACGTTGCCATCTATGCCTACGATTACGCCTGTACGTGCGCTGAGGCGATATTCCCGACCACCGCCGCTCATTGCGACGTAGCTGACCTTGTCGCCGATAGCGAATGGGGTTGTGGTAGCCTCTGCGATGCCGCCTTGGGGTTGATTCACTTGCATGGTGCTTCTCCTTTGGGTGGTCGGTGTCGAGGGGTTGCAGCCCCTCGGCACCACCTTCTTACTGGCTTTCGCCGGTTGGGTTTTGTTTCCGCACCAGGTGCAGTAGCAGGTTTTCAAACTCAACAACCTCATCTGTTGCTGACTGCCATTCCAGGACTGCCTGGATCTGTTCCCGGCTGCACTCAAGCACCAGAATTTCCTTGTCGCTTACCGCACGAACCTCCAGGATCGCGACCAGGCCGGCCGGGTCGTATGCTTCGGCATGAACGATCTTCCCGGACTCGTTAAACCAGTCCTTCAGCTCTTTCAGGTGCCGGAGACGGTTGGTTTCGCCCTGTTGGCCGTCACCGGTGATGACTTGTACGTGCATGGTGCTTCTCCTTTGGGTGGCGTGGATAACGGGTTGCAGCCCAATTCCCGCCTGTGTACTCAGGCCCGTTTAGCTACCCAGATGGTCATTTTTTTGAAGTGATCGTTGTCCTTCATCGCCGCCTGCCATCCCCGTAGATCGTTGATCTGCTGCTGGGTACAGTCGTCAATAAGAAGCGTCCGTGGACCCTGCTTTGCTCGTCCTGCAACGTGAGCCAACAGGGCTGTGGAGCTGTAGTGTTCACCGCAAATGAAGCTCACGGCCTTCTCGGCATTGACCAAATTGGCCTCGATCTCGCGAAGTTTTCTGGTTTTTCCTGTGGCAGCTGCGCCGGTCAAAATTTTGATTTGCATGACTTTCTCCTTCGGTTTGTTGCTTTAAGCGCTCTTGAACACCCAGCAGCGCACGGTGAGTGGTTTGTTGAACAAGGCATTGCCGGCGCTTTGTGAGGCGCGGACCGCGCTGTACGTGGACTTGTTGGTTTCCAGCAGCTTTCTGCTGCGGCTCTCTGTCAACAGGGAGCGCAAGGTCTTGAGATCCGCTAGGTTCTGGCGATGTATGCTGGCCAGCTCGGCGAACTCGTTGAGGTTGATGGCGATCAACTTGGGGTCGGTGCTGTGGTTGACCTGCGGGCCATCGCCCAGGCTTTCGAGGTATTCGTAGACTTCCCAGAATTCCGCCACCAGCGGGTGGTCGGCGCTGATAGCTGACTGGCGCTCCAAAGACATGACGGTCAAGGCCTGGTGGGTCGTGATCCGCTGGTTTTCGTCCAGCGGGCAAATCAGGCACAGGCAGTCCACCAGGGCCATGATCTGGCTGTGGTTCTTAATGATCCGCTCGACGCGGATTTCCTTGAGCTTGCGCAGGTGCTGTTCGTGCACCAGAACCCGTTCGGCAAATTTCGCCATGATCTGGGCTTCTGCACGTACGGCCATCAGCAGGAAATGGCTGAGCTGTTCCACCGGGATCAGATTGAGGTTATCCGCCGCAGCTCGGCTCTCTGTGGTCACCTCAGGGCGTGCAAAGTGAGACTTGATAATCCGGGTCAAGATCGCCTCAGATGCGCTGACATCGGCGTTCTGGCTTATGGCTATCGCCCCACGAAACGGTGGCTCGTAGGTCTCGTTACCGCTGGTTTTCATACCTTTGGTACCGAGGGTACCACCGCCGAAAAAGTCCTTCAGCTCGTCCCAGTCGAATCCCTTGGCATGAGCCTTATCCGGCTCATTACGGTCACCCTCGATCAACACCACCGGCATATTGGAAACCTGGCCCATGGCGCGCTGCCGACCGGCACGGGTCGACTTCGACGGGTCGAAGCCTTCATGTTCGCGGCCCAGGAGTTTCCATAGGAAGGTGAGCAGAGTGGTTTTACCGGCGCCGGCTTCGCCTGTGACTTCCAGGAAGGGGTACGACTTGTACTGTGCACGGATTTGCTCAGCGAATAGCGAGCCAAACCAAAAGGCCAGGGCGACGATGCCTTTGGCACCAAAGCACAACCACAACATCGGCAGCCAATCACTGCGGTATTGCTTAGCGTCGCGCTGGATGTGCATTGCGATCGACTTCTGCAGAGTCTTCAGGCGAAGTTTGCCGAACTCGAAAAAGTCTTCCTTGTTTACCTGGCTGACCACGCCGTTCCGCACCGCGATATCGCCGAACACGTAGGCGCCGTGTTCCTTGCTGTAACCCACGTAGTCGATGGTCTCCACGGTTTTCAATCCGTAGAGCTGATCTTTCATGATCTTGTCGAGCTGCTGGCCGCTACCCGTGAATACCGCGCCCGCTGCCATGCTGAGCAAACGTTTCTTGAATTCGCTAGCGGCGGCGACCTGACCACCGGTGAAGGTATTTTTGACGCTGCCACCGTCGTGCGGAAAGTCCACGCGGAAGTAGTACCAGGACTCGTCGGTAACCTCGTTGCGCTGGAAGTACAGGGCCTGGGGGTAGCAGTTGGCAATTTCGACCACTCCGCCGCACTGGCGTAGAGCCTTGTCTCGGCGCTGTTTGTCGTTCAGCAACTGGTCTTCTTGGCGTTCAGAGGATTCCAGCGACTGCATGGCCTTGTGAAATTTCTCCAAGTCCATTTTGAACCAGTACATCCGGCTTTCGAACCCGAAGAAAAACTCGTGGCGTTCGCTCCAGTCGTACATCAGAACGCCTTTTTCCGACGCGCTCTCAGCCAACAGCAGGTCACCGTGATAACGGGCCGCGCGCAGGTCTTTCTCTATCTGTTTAGCGCGTAACTCGTCGCCGTCGACAAACTGCCAGCGCTGGTGCAGGTCGTTCCAGTCAACCTTGCGGCTGTCGGGTTGGGGGATTTGTGCCGCTTCACAGACGTAGCCCAGAGCCCGCGCCTGGCGTACCCAGCGCTTGGTGTAACGGTGGGCACCTGGCTCGTTATCCAGAGCCCAAATCAGCTTGGGCAGCTTGCCACCGCGTTGACGGGCCAGCTCTTTCAGTGACTCTTCTGGGTACGCGCCGGAGGACATCGCCGAGACAGCCGCAATACCGTTGTGCACCAGAGCGATGGCGTCAAAGATGCCTTCAACAATCCACAGCTCTTTGACATCCAGCAGGTCGACGCACGGCGGACGCCACCAGACACCACGGGGGCTGTCGCCAGGTTTGAAGCGGGCTTTCATCTTGCCGAATCGATTCGGGCGGTCAATCAACCTCTCCCAGTAGCCGCCTTTATCTAGGGCAAACCGCACCGTTGCGCTGCCTTCGTTCAGCTCGTTGGAAAAGTAGGAGTCCTGGGTAAACCAGCCCTGAATAACATCGAAGCGGAAACCCCGTGCGAATTCCAGATATGCGCGGGCGGTGGCGTTTGGGTGCTGCTCAGTGGCCGGTGCACGGGTGCTCCAATCGTTGAATAGGTCTTCGTAGAGTTCTTTTACGTGCCAAGTTTGGCCGCACTTACCACGGCCACAGCGGATGACCCAGGGATCATCGTGGAAAGCGAACAACTCTTTTTTATTGCAGGCAGGGCATTTCCCTTCCCGCATGTATTTACCGGCCTTGTGCTTGAAACCGTAATCGGATTTCAGGCGATCCAGAATGTCGGCGCGTAACTCAAATTCCATTGTCATCGGGGCTTACTTCACTTCGCCGAGGCTATGTTTTAGGGCGCCAATCAGGCGTTTTCTTGCAGCCAACGCAGGGAAAGCGGTCAGCAACGAGCCATGCCGCAAACCCTCGGGAATCCTGCGAAAGCGGTCGTCATACCAATGCTCGTTGAACAGCGCCGCGTACTGCGCGCGCAGGTCCTGGAGCAGTGCCTCGGCCTGGTCGCGGGGCAGTTTTGCGGTGATGGCGATGTCGATTTCCATGGTCCACCTCGGATTGCGTGCAAAGCTCACCCAAACCCATTGGGAATGGGGCAGGGCGGGTTAGTTGGGGGTTACGGTGTTACGAGGCGCAGTCGGCGGTTTTCCGGTGCGTTGATGATGCGTTGGTAAATGAGGCTGACCGGTACGGCCCAGGTCATGCCGCTGGCGGGGTCGGTGATAACTGCCACCGCCCCGGAGCTGGCGTCGACGTCCAGTTGGTGGCGGTCGTTGTTGGATTTGAGTTCACCGTAAGCACGGCTGATCAGCTTCTCCGCCATGTGCAATGGCACTTCTAAACTGCCCACCAGGTGCTGCACCGCACGGCAGAACAGTAACTGGTCGTTGCCCAGGTGTTCGCCCTGGTGGCGTTGCAAGAAGGATAGGCCAGCGGCTTGCATGGTTGCCTGGTATTCCTGGTAATCGGTGTGGGTAGCTGTATTCATCACGCACGCTCCATTTCCATTTGGTCCAGCAGATCGGGTTGATCATTGGCGGTTTTCATTGCCTGTCGACGAATGACCACGTCTGCAACTGGCAGCTTTACAGCCGGGTTCGGCATACCGCTGGGGCTTAGTTCGTGGGTCATTTGAAATTCAGCACGCACCGCCCAGCCGCAGGCTTCGTTGGTGCATTGCATGTAAGTGATACGCAGGAAAATATGCTGGCCTTCGCTAGTACGAATACGCATGCGGCCGTGGCAGTGGGGGCAGACCAGCTTGTAGGTGCTCAATGCTTTGGCCCCCGGCTGTGCAGCAGAATCGTTGCTAGGACTTCGGAGTGACGAGCCGCCATGTAATGGCTGTGAGCGCGCAAAATCGCCTCGGCTTCGTCCCGCTCGATGACGCCGTCGTCCAGTGCCTTCGCAATGATCTGGTCGACCACACCGCGCTTGGCTGCTGCACGCACTGAACGGTTGTAGAGGTCCACGTTGTCCAGCGTTTCAGGCTTGGCGAGGGGGACGAACATGCCGCCGTACATCGCCGCGATGTATTCCGGCAGGTAGGTGGTGCCCATGTCCTGCTCTAACAGGTGGATCTGCTCATCACTCAAGGGCCGACTGCCGGCGTTTTCGTAGATGTGGTTATCGAACTTCTTGAGTTCGTATCCAAGGCGGGCTGCAGCGCATTCCCGGCCACCTTCGTAGTCGTTGATCACTGCGCTCATTACCTGGCGCTTGGTCGCTAGAACTGGGCGTTTCATCTTCTGGTTTCTCCCTGGAGTCATCGCCCCTACAGTCGTTTCATACAGCCGGTGATGAATTTTGCTCGACGCTTTCCGCGAGGATTCCCGGCAATATTTCTTTGCCAATCACCCGAGACAGGTCTCGTAGGATTTGGAACGTCAACCTGCCACGGGGCAGCTTGTTGTTTCCCGCCCAACGCTGAACCACTTGCGTCACTGTGCGCACTTCATAGCCATGGCTTAGGGCGAACTGACGGAAGTTACTGCCACGCTCGATCAGTCGTGCTTGGATCTGGCGTTTTTCCATGGCTTGGCTCATGGTTCGAGTGTTCCTAGTTGGTTAAGATGTACCTGTTTGTTCGCAGTATACGCACCAAAACGGGTGCGTCAATTGGAATTCATGAAAAAATGAGTATAGCCGCTCGCCTGCGCAGCGTTATCGACGACAGAGGCATGTCTATTAAGGAGGCCTCAGAGGTAGTGGGGATCCCATACAGGACGCTCCAGAACTACCTTCTGGGTGAGCGGGAGCCTAACGCAAAGGCCATGGCTGCCATTCGCACTCATTTGGGTATAAGCCTGGATTGGTTGCTGACAGGCGAAGGCTCTATGTGTCTGGGTGTTTCGGCCGAATCATCGGATGCGCGGACCGTTAATCAGCAGGAGGAGGCCATCCTTGAGCTGTTTCGCTCGCTTGGGGAGGCAGGTAAGCGGGAGATACAGAGCGCTGCTGAGGAAAAGAAACGCTTAATGGATGTCGAGCAGCGCCTCAAGGATTTGACTGAAGCCCTTGCCGATACCAAACGGCCAGCATAATCTGTACCCATTAAGAACGGATCATGGGCAGGGAAGCTCTGATCACGACTCACCAATTACTCGAAAAAGAAAATGGTGATTTTCTATCCCTTCGAAAAATCATAAGGATATGGTGATGCTTATAAAACTTCCTTAAAAATTCTCGAAAGTGCGAGTACACGTGCGCGTTCGGTTTTTGGGGGAGGTGAAAATTATCTACGAATGGAAACTGATTTAATTTTTTGACTTACTGGGGGGTTATATGGCATTTGAACTGAAGTATGCAGTTATACATAGTTTTGATAAAGAGAAGCATGCGACTAATGTGGATCCGGCTAAGATAGTAAAGAAGCCGCTTTTTGATGTGGCAAAGCCGAGTGTAGTAAAGCTTGTTTCTAGTATCCATGGGGCACTAGGGAAGACAGGTAATAATGTCGTGTGGGGGCAATTTTCGGAGGTCGGGAGGCAAGGTGCTTTTCCTCCAGAAGTGGCGTCCTACATAGTTGATTCGAATGCTGATAAGTTTGAGCATCTAACCCATACTGCCCTTGATGAGCTTATAGGGAAATCCTTGGCTGAAGCCCTATCTACAGGCGGATATATTCTGTTTGCGCAGTATTTAAATGATAATGTGCCATTTCTTCTGGTTACTAGTATAAAACAGCGTGATGGACTGAAGCTCAATGCCGATTATATTCCTGAAGAAACCACTGATATTGATATGTCAAAAATTCAACAGGCGGCGAGAATAAATTTATCCAGGCTGTCCGAATTCTTGAATCCGGTGGCAGAGGTCGCGGATTTGGATGAGGAGCAATTAGCAGAAATTGAAATGGAGAAAGAAAAAACTTATTTATGTTTCATTAGTAAAGGGAAGGGAAGTGAGGCTTCTGGATATTTCGTGGAGGCTCTAGGTTGTGAAAAGGGGGTTGCCTCCGCGAGGGCGACTAGAAATGCCATGGATATGGTGGAGTTGTTTTTTAAAAGCCGAGAGCCGATTAAGCATCTTAAGGTTTTAGCGCGCGAAAATGTAGTTCGATACCTACAACAGAAGATTGAAGATGGGCACCATGCCACTCTCGAAGGAATTCATGCTGCAGCTACTTCCTGCATACAACCTGAACAAGCGGATTTAACGGCCTACGTTGCAGAGCTCAAAGATTTCTTGAATGATGAAGTCAATCAAGTGCCTGAGGAGTTTGCTGTTAACCAGGTTGCACTTAATCAGCGTATAAGAATCAAAGGTGACTCTGGGCGTCACTGGGCACTGCAGTTTGAAAAAGGATCTTTAGGAAGGACTCCTAATAGTAAAGTTTGTTATAATGGTGAGGCTAGACAGATAATTCTTTCCGATCCTTCAGAAAAAATGTGTCGTGCTATTGAGGCAGCTCTTGCTGCAGATGAGGTCAAATAAAAGTGTTTTCCGTTGTGGTGCAATTATATAGGCTGTTAGGCCGGCCATTAATAGATGATGATAGAATTATCTATAGTGGCGTTTGCACTGAAGAAATTAGGGAGTGTGTTGATAAATGCAGGAAATTGGCTGAAAAATATGGAAGGCTGATAGATGCTGATGAGTCTGAAGGTCATATAGATATAGAATTCGATTTGCCGACCTCAGATTTTGGTAGGTTTCATTCAACTTTTAGAAGCTTTATTAAAGCTACTCCTACGTTGGGTAAAGGGAAACTGCCAGAAGACTTTTATATAGTTGATGAAAATTGGTCTACCACGGATGGCGTTGAGCACCCCAAGTACAAATCTATTAAGCTTTGTTGTGATCTGATCGATGGGCTTTGTGGTTTAGTGGCTGTGGTGGATCGTAAGTCTTCCGATTCTTATGAGAATATTTTTTTTGCTCTTCCTGCTGACGATAATCGAAAGCCAAAAACCTTTGTTTTGAAAACAGAAGTCGATGAAACAATTTTAGATGTGAAGCTGCGGCATGTCAGCCTTATAAAGGCTTTGGCATCCTCTCAAGATGAGCACAAGATACATCTGGAGGAACGTAAGCTGATCTTTAACTCCGCTATTGCTGATGTTATAGAGTCTGCGGGAGACGACCAAGCTTTTCCTTTTGTTCTCAAACATTGGGAAGATGTGTTGCGTAAATACTGGCAAAATCTACAGGCTTATGTACATGGTTTTTCTTTTGATAAAGTAAGGACGGAATTGGCAAAGGCGGAGTTGGAATATGGAGCCAAGTTGAGTGGTGTGTTGAGTGATATGGCTGGTAAGATGTTGGCCTTGCCGTTATCATTTGGGGCTCTAGTTCTTCTTAATAAGGCTGTGGATCCCATTGAGATTTTTTCGATTGCTGTGGGAGTTTTGATGGTTACATTGATTTTTTGCGGGGTTTTATGGAACCAGCATTTGAATGTTCAACGTTTGGATAATAGTTTAAATATTACGTTTGACTTGTTTGATAAGCGATTGAGTACATATCCGGGAAGTTTGCAGCGATTGTTAAGTAAAAGCAAAAAAGAAATTAAGTCGCAGAGGCGTTTTTTGAAGGTCACTCTTCAATCATTTCTTGTGTTGGCGGTTATTCCTACTCTAGTGATGATAGGTATGCTTTCCTATCGATGGATGCCAGACTTGATTTGTTTTTTGTTCGAGTAAGCAATTACTGTGTAAACTTTGCCCACTCTCGGTCCACCGCCCGTTTCGCCGTCTTGTCACTTGCATATAACCATCGCAACCGCCTCGGCTTCGTCTGATCCCCCGCTGTAACCGCCTTTTCCTTCCCGGTTTTCTGTTCGCGGTAGTACGCGATTATCCCCGTGTAATCGCCCTTGTTCTCTTCCGCCAGATCTTCAACGTTGTCCTCCGGCAACTTGCTCTCCAGCTCCAGGCTGACGGTGTAGCCGCCATCTGGGCTCAGGTTGTGCTGCACGTTGCCGCCGTACCAAATGATCTCGTCGATTTCCGCTTTAACGCCCTGGAGCGTATAGGTCAGTTCGGGGATCAGATCCGGCCGGCCCATCGCGAGCGTGTAGCTGAGCGTGGCACTGCCGCGTTGCAGTCGTCGAAACTCGGCCCTTGCAGCCCTCAGCGCTGATTGCTGGTCGCTGTAGGTATGGCGCAGGTCTTTGAGGTTCTCGCCGCCGCCGGCAATCGCTTCCTGTTTCTTGGCACTGTGCACATCGTAGAAATACGCGCGCACACCGTCGTAGCTGTCGCGATCCGCCTGCAGGTAGCGGTGCTGATCGCCGTCGGCGCGTGTGAGGGTAATGTGGGGCAGGGGAAGCCCGCTGGCAGTCTTGCCGCCGCCTGCAGGGATGCACAGCAGGCACCCGGCTTTCACGCTGGCCACCGCGTCGAATTCTTCGCCCAGGCGGGTGATTAGGTTGGCGTCCGATTCGTTTGCTTGGTCAAGCTGCAGGATCGGCAACGCACCGAGCGCGCCGGCCACGGTTGAGGTGAGGTTGTTTCCCATGGCTATATCGCCGATGACTTTGCCCAGCGTGGTGTTGCTCCAGCTGCGCTCGCGCTTGGTTTTGAGCCCCTTGCGAAGATCTGCTGATCGAGCGCGGATGCTGAGTACATCCGGCGCGCCGCTGTGCTCTGTCTCGTCGACGGTGTAGGTGCCCTTGTCCACCAGGCCGGTGTCGCTCCAGCCCAACCACAAGCGAAGTACTGCGCCCTTTGGCGGTATCGACAGCAGGCCGTCATGGTCGCTCAATGTGATCGTGAGCTGGTCGGCCTCAACGCCACGGTTGTCGGTTAGATCCAGGTTCATCAGCCGCGGGCTTACCTTCATGGCGATATCGTTGCCGTCCACCGTGAGACGGAAGGCCGGAACAGGATAGGCGGCATCCCGGACGAAGCGTTCCGCCGTATCCACGAGGTAACCGGTGACTTTGGACAGCGCGGCCTCTATCACAGCAGCCCCCGCAGAATATTGAGCCCGGTGCTGGTAGCGGCGCCGAGCAGGTCGATACGGTCATCATCGGTACGCTTGAGAGTGAGGGTGAACTCAATACGTCGTGGCGTGCCGTCTCTGAAGAACACAGTTTTGGTCTCGCTCAGGCTCTCGATCACCCACAACCCGTAAATCCGGCCGGTGCCCTCGACCATCGGCCAGGCCTTGCCGGTGTTCGCCATCAAGCGCAATACATCCAGGCTGAGCACGCTGCCGGCCAGCTCGGGCAGGATGATGCCGGGGAGGGTAATAGTGTCGTCACCACGGCCGACAAATTGCAGCGCGGGTGGTGCACCGACGCGGCTGTTGCTGGCATGGCGCCAATTGGTTTGGCGCTGCAGCTCTTGGTAAGCGAGGGTTGATAGGCTGAACACGAACATGCCGAGGCTGAGCATCATGGTGATTAATCCCGGTCCGATAACTTGCTGCGCTGACGGGCGCGTTTCTCGTTTTCAATCTTGTTGAGCATGGCGCGCAGGCTTTTCTCCATGGCTTGCATGTCCATGCCAGGCGCAGCGATGGTGATTTTGTAGGTATCGTGACTATCGTAAACCGTTGATGTCCCCGCGCTGCTGATCGGTGGGCGATCATCGACAGCCAACGCCGGCATGGCTGTTGCGCTTAGCGCCAGAGTGCCGGCGGCGGTCAGTTGTTTGCTCATGCTCGACAAGGCGTTGAGCGGCCCTTTCTGCCCACCCTCCAGGCCTTTTGTCAGCCCTTCCATGGTGAAGCCGCCCAGTTCCGCGAACACGCGTGACGGGCTGTGGATGCCTAGCTTTTCCTTGAACCAACCGATGCTGGAGTCACCGATGGAGCTGATAGCGCCCTTCACGGCGCCGAGCCCTGCTGTCAGGCCATTGACCAGACCGTTGACGATCATGCCGCCGAACTCGGTGAATTTCCCCGGCAGCTCTACGCCGAAGTAATTCATCACCCCGGCGAACGCCTGGTAGAACAAGCCAAGCGGACTAAAGTTGGTGATCAATTGCAGGATGCCGGCGAGGCCCTGGTCAAAGCTGGCTTTGATGGTGGTCCACACATTGACTGCGCCGGTTGCGATAGAGCCAATGCTCTGCAGCAGGGTCATGATCATATTGCCGATGGCCGCGCCAAATCGCTGGCCCATCGACTGGGCGGCGCCGCCGACGTCCTCGACCGGTTTCAACAGGTCGGTGAACCATCCGATCACCCCACTGATGCCTGAAGAGATCATGTTGAACAGTGGGCGGGTGATGCTACCAAGCAGGCGCAACGCGAAACCGATAATCGGAATGGAGTAGGCTGCTTTCGCCAGGCTGATCAGCAGCCCGCCGAACTTACCGAACCCGGCAAGGACCGGCTGAAGGGCTTCAGTGAGTCCCTGCCAGAAGCCGAGGAAGAACCCTTTAATCGGCTTCCAGTATTTGTAAATCAGCGCTGCAATGGCGACCAGGCCAGCGACAGCGGCGATCAGCCACCCGACCGGTGTAGCAAGTATGGCTGCGCCTACCGCGCTGATTGCGCCGCCGAGCATTGGCAATACGCTGACCGCAGCAATCCGTGCGGAGCTGACTAGCGTAGGGATAACGCTCATCATGCCGCCCGCGGCACGACTCGCTGTGACCGTCTTCCAGATTCGCCCCATCCGGCCGACCTCGGTACCGGCGCCGGCGGCAGCAATACGGGTGCCGATCAGTTGCGCTTTGATACCGCCCAAGCGAATGCCAAACATCGCCATGCCGTACCGCAGCACTGCGAAGGGGCCGAGCATGCTTGCCATGGTCAACGCCAAGGTACCGAACACCACGGCAGCAGCTGCTACAGCGGCCACGACTTTCACCAGGCCAGCAGCCAACTTCGGGTTTTCTCTCGCCCAAGTTCCAACCCCGTTGGCAAGTTCGCCCAGGGTGCTAATGAGACTCTTCAGCTCGGGAGCAACAGCAGCGCCGAACTCTGCCTGGGCGTTGGTGAAGCTGCCCTCGGCGGCTTCCATGATGTTGGTAAGAGTGCCGAGCTGTTCGTTTACGCGGGTACGCAGATCGGCCTGGGCTTGCAGCTTTTGCTGGGCTTCTTGGTAACCCGCCAGACCCTTATTCCTCATGGTGTTCAAAACACGCATGGTTTCGGCGTCATCCCCGAATAGCTCCTTAACAATCGCTTTACGGTCTTCGTCATTGAACGCTTTGAGCTTTTCTACTTGCGCGTACAGGTTTTTTAAACCTGCGAAATTGCCCTTGTCATCGGTAAATTTGAGTGAAATATCCTTGCCACTGGTTTTCGCAATGTTGTTGGCTTTTTCGACCTTGTCCTTTTTAAGGCCCGCGTCGAAAATCTTGCGGAAAGCGTTACCGGCTGAGCCTCCCTCCATACCTACCTGGTCCATCATGACGAGTAGGGGTGCCAACTCCTTGGCTGCATCGAGCCCTGCCTTTCTGATGTTATCCATGACAGGGGCGATGTTACCGAACCCCTGTAGCATGTTGCCTGGGTCAACGCCGGCGTAGAAACCACGCTGGATGGTATCCATAAGGGCCATCATGTCTTTTTCGGCTGTTCCGGTAGCGTCCTGCATCTTGGCGGCGAATTCCGCTGCCTCTGTCGCTCCCATGTTTAGCTGCACACCCAAGTACGCAGCCGCTTCACCAGTGCCGCCCAGGATGCTCTTAGCACTCAGGCCCTGGCGCCGAAGCATCGTCATCATATTCTGGAAGTCTGCCGTGGTACCTGGCAGCCGGTCGCCAAGCTTGGTGGCCAGGTCCGTGATCTTCTGGAAGTCGGCGGAAACCTTGCCGGTGTCGTCCATCATCGACACCTTGAGCTGCGTGGCAGAGTCCTCATTCGGTGCGAAGGCTTTGATAGCCGACACCACAGGGCGGCTGGCGGCGTAGCCAGCGCCGAGGCTACCTGCACCGGATACAGCAATGCTGCCAGCCAGGCTCTGGGTTTTGTCGTATGTGGCGCGGGCTTTCGCCAGGCTGTCCTGCTTGCGTTTCAACGCATCCAGATGGTCCATCTGCAATTTCATGGCCTGGGTGGCGGTGTCGATATCGCGCTTCAGCTTTAACTCGTGTGCGCCCAGGGCATTGGTGTTGATGCCGGCGTTTTTGAGCTGTACGCCGAGGTTGCCGAGCTTTACTTGCTGCTGGCCGTACTGCTCGCCCAAGCGTTTCGACTCGGCAGTTTGCTGTTTCAGCAGCGCGAGCTGGTCCTTGAACGGGGTTTCCAGGCGGCGGATCTCGTCGCGCAGACTGGCATGGCCCGCACGACTGGTGCGCAACTGCGCGTTGTAAAGGGTGAACCGGTCAGCCAGGGTCTTTTCCTTGGCTGCGAGCTGGTCCAGCTGGGTTTTGCGCTCCCGCTGGGCGGCTGTGAGGCGCGTGTATTCGTCATGCTGCGCTCGGGTCAGGGCATTGCCCTTCTGCATCACCGCGTTGAGCGCGGCGATCTGGCTAGCGGATTGGCGGTGTTCGTCGCTCATCAACCCCAGGGCATTGCGTGTCCCGGTGAGTTCGCGCTTGAGGTCGGTCTGACTTGTTTTGAGCGCGTCAACCTTCTGCCGGGACTTGTCGAACAGCGCCTGAGTCGGCGCGAGCTGCTGCCGGACTTTGGCCGTTTCGCGGGCGAGTTCGCCTACCTTGGTGTTGTTGGCGGCGAGCGCCTCGGATGTCGCGCGGGTGGCGGCCTGCAGTTCACGCCAGGCGCTGACGTCGCGTTGCTGGGTGTTGAGTTCTTTCAGACGGTCACGGGCGGCTTTGAGGGCGCGGGCTGTTTCCTTACTGCCGCCCGTGATTTTATTCAGGGGACCTGTGGCCTTATCAATGGCGCTAAGCAGCACCTGAAGTCTCAGATCATTCCCCATCGTTGGAACTCCGCACCCTGGCGCGCTCGCGCCAGTCCATCAGGTCTTGCAGGCCCAGCCGATCCATATCAGCCGGTGCCCAGTGAAAAACCACGGCCAGATCGGCCATGGCGTCCTCTACGCGACGAGGGATGCATCCGTCATCGCCGACTTCTGCAACAAAAAACCAGAGATTTTGCTGCTCAGGGCCAGCAGGTCGGCCGGGTCCATGCCGGCGACTTCAACGGCGGTGATGCTCGGCGAGCTGATGCGCGGCAGAACCTTGATCAGGCTGCCGACGTCCATCTGCAGCAGCTCCACCAGGCTCACGCCGCGCAACTCGCCGGAGTTCGGCTTGCGCAGGGTGATGCTGTCGATGCTGGTGGTGCCGCGACGGATTGGCGTATCGAGGGTGACGGTGTTGTTGTCGGCCAGCTGCTGCACGTCGGGCTGTTCGGTGGTTTCGTTCTTCATGGGAGTTGCTCCTAGTGATTAAAGGGTGAGGCTCGATTGAGCGGGCGGGTCAGATACCCATGCCGGTGCGGTGCTTCTCCAGCATGTCCACGCCGTTGACCTTCTCGACAAAGTTGAGCAGGTCGATTTCGATGATTTCTTCGCCATCCACGGTCAGCTTGTAGTAGCTGCAGGTGGTGGTCATGGAGTGCTCAGTGTCCTCACCGGGCTGGGCGTCACCCATCTCGATGGTTTCGTGTCGACCGCGCACGACCACTTCCACGTTGCTGACTTCGCCCGTGTCGTCCTGCTGATACGGGCCAGAGAATCGCAGGGCCACGCTGGAGGCGTTGACCGCGCCGAACTGGCGCAGAGAGATCAGATCGAGGCCGCCGGTCTTCCATTCGAACTGGATGCCGTCGTCGGACATGCCCAGGTCAGCCTTGACCGGGCCATTCATGCCGCCGCCGCGATAGGCTTCCATCTTGCGGCCGAGGGCGGGCAGGGTGAGGGACTTCACCAAGCCGAGGTAGCTGTTGCCGTCATTGAACAGGTTGAGGTTTTTGAGTTTGCGAGGCATTGCCATGGCGGTGTTCTCCGGGGTACGGGGTCAGGGTGAACTCCCCTTGCGGGGAGGCCCGGTTTAGCTGTTGATGCCCTTGGCGAAGTCGATCAAGTAGCGGTCGGTGATTCGCTGGCGGAAGGTGAGGTCTTCAAGCGGTGGCACGGGGGTGTAGTCGTAATCAACCCAGAGCTTGCCGGCCTTGAGGGTGTCCTTGGTGTTGATGTCGTCCGGGTACCAGCAGCTGCCGCCGATCAGGTAGCCCTGGGACTTCAACTCGCGCATCTTGGCGTTCACGCCTTCGACCAGGTCGCGTACCAGGGAGGCGTGCATAGGGCGGTCAACTGCCCACATGTGCGCTTCGGCCATGGTGTCCGCAAGGATCTGCGCGGTGCGGGTGTAGTTTTCAAAGGCGAACAACGGGTCATCGCTGCAGGTTCGGCTGCCCCAGAAGCGAAAGCCGTTGGAGTTGATCAGCGTGGTGACTTCGTTGCTGTTGAGGTAGTTGGCGTCGGTGGCTGGGTTCTGTAGATCCCAGAATACGTCGGCGCTGATACCGGTGACGCCGCTCACGGCCACGTTGGACAGGGTTTTATGCCAGCCTGTCTCCTGATCGATCTTGGCGCGCAGGCCAAGCGCACGGGCCACAGCCGAAGCGGTGGTGGTCTTGTTGGCGACGGTGTCCCAGTTTTGGAACTCCGGCCAAATCACCATCATTTCGCGGGCGCCGAAGTTCTCGCGGTACGCCACCACCTCTTCCTTGGTTTTGCAGCCCCAGGCGCTGACGTAGGCAAAGGCACGAAGGTCTTTGGCAATGGCGCCAAGGGCGGTGGCCACCGGCAAACTGTCCAGGCCTGGCACGCCGAGAATACGCGGCGTCATGCCCACGCGTGACTTGGCGGCGAGCAAGGCTTTCATGCCGGTGTATTGGCCGTTCGGGGTAGTGCCGCCGATCAGGGCGCTGGTGGTGGCCGCCTCGTCCGCGCCTTCCTTGACTCGCACAACGATGACGTAGGGTTTGGTCTGGTCCGCGATGCCTTGCAGGCTCGCGGCCAGGGTGCCTTTGACGCCAGCTTTGCCAACGGCGGTTTGCACGTTGGTGAGCAGGACGGGCGTGTCGAGGGGGAAAACCAGTGGGTCCGCATCTTCAGCCGTGCAAACCATGCCGATAACTGCGGTGGGAATAGTGCGAATGGGGCGGGTGCCGTCGTTGAGTTCGATGACCCGCACGCCGTGGAGATAATCGGCCATGGGTTGGTGCCTGCGCTGTGATGGAATGACAGTGCAGAGGTTGCCGCGCGCGCGCCGTATGAGCGAGGTGCTGGGCTTGTACAGCCCTGTCTTACAAGGTGCTCAGTCTGTTTGAGTGGTGCCAGGTTGCGCCGGCCATTGAATGTCGCGCGGAAAATCTGGCTGCTGGTCTATTCGCATTAACGCAATGCGGTAGCGCTTCCACTCAATCAATGCAGCTTGTTCCTCGGTGGTTGCTTCGCCCTGGTCGACCGCATCTTGTAGCGTGGCAATCATGGTGCTGGCTGCTCTGGCCAGGTCGTCGCGCTTCGCCAACGCTACCGCCCGCAGTTCTTGTTCTGATGGCGGTTGGACGTCTATCAGCACGGGATAGCCTTTATCATCAGCGACGATCCGTTGCCCTTGGACCTGGCCTTTGAGGAGTTCCAGACGATACGCAGCGCTAATCTCAACTTTATCGTCAGGGATCTTCTTTTTGTTCACCTGGTCCTCATAAAAACCACCGGTGCTGTCGCAGTAGTAAATCATGTTGCCTCCTAATATCCGATGGAAATCCAGGGCGAGTTGGGCTGGCCCGAGGTGCCCACAGCGCTGATTCTGAACCGTGACTCGTTGATGTATGCGACGCCAAGCGAGCTGGACCCCGTGGTGTTACCGGACGAGTAGGAGTTGCTGACCATGGTCATCAAGTGAGCGTTGGGGTAGGACACGGGATAGTTCACTTCTACCGATGCACCAGGGGCAATCGAGCCGCCAGTACCCCATTGAATGGTCAACCCTTTAAGCCACGCCGGGAAACAAATGTAACCCTGTGAGCCGATCATGACGGAGAAGCCAAAAAGTAGTTTCTTAGGGGTGACGGTCGAGCGGTCATCCTCACCGGCAACCGTCTGAGTCAACGTCGCAATTCGGGTTAGGCCCAATAGCGATTCAGTCGCCTGAACCACTTTCGCCGCGATGGCCTGCCATACGCGCAATGCGCTCATAGGTTTGTTGGTGTCGGCGCCTGTTTCGGCTTCTGTCTGAGTGGCAAACGCAACGCCGTAGCCACTCAGCGAGTTCGGTAAGCCGTTGAGAGCTGCAAACTTGAGGCCTGTCAGCCCTGCGCCGTTGCCGTTGACGACACCGGTAATGTCCACCCCGGCCGACGTCACGCGCACTCCGTTACCAGATGCCCAAGGCGAGCTACCCAGGCCCATAAAGGCACAGCGCACGGCGTTGCCGTTACCCCATACGCCCACGCCGCCGATAACATTCTGGCCGTCCCGTGATTTGGTCAGTACGCCACCGGCCCACGATTCGGATTCGTTTGCCAGGACGAAGAGGCTGCGCCCGCCGATCAGACGGAGTTCGCCGTCCACATCGCCCCCCGACAATGACAAGGCATCGGTAATGCCGTAGCCCTCAAGCGTCGTCGGGTTGTAGCCCTTGGTCACTATGCCGCGTTTGTCGATGGTCACCCGGTGAAAAGTGCCGGGTACTTTGTTCGGCGGCAGTACTGTGTCAATCGACATGTCGACGTATTCACGGGTTGCCAGGACCACGGCCGGATCGATCTTCAACACGATGTTGCCGGTGCTGGAGACAATGAAGTTCATTCGCACAATTTGCGTGCGCCCGGAACCTTGGGACAATAGCGACTTGAAGCTAGGGGCACAGTTGGCGACGGCCACTAAATCACCGTCTTCGTCATACAACCCCATCTCCCTAATCCACCAGCCCCCTACCTCTGCAGGAATGACCTGCTCGGCGATGATGACGGCGGGGTTTACCGGGTCAATGATGAGCTGATTCAAAGGCGCTCGGCGCCGCTCGTTGATTAGCTTGGTTTGGGTCGGATTGGGCACCGGGTCAGTGCCGTTTGCATCGCCCACCCCCAGCGCCGTGAGCTTCCAAGGGAGCCCCAATGAGTTTGCGTTTGCCAGTTTGGCCGCCCCCACATTGGTGAGGATCGCCATAAATTGCGAGTTCTGATCGATCATGGGTACACGTCCAGGGTGTCTATGCTGTGTTCGCGGCCGACCACACCGATGTAGCCAGTGACTTCAATGTCACGCTGCACAGGCGGGTAGACGTCGATTACGTCGCCTTCGTAAACGGCGACACCGATGTTGATAACGCCTTGTGTTTCCAGGCTGATGGCGAGGCCGGTCAAGTGACGGGTGAGGGGCTTGGCGTCGTCGATCAGCCAGGTCAGTTCCAGGTACATTTCTTCGGTGATGCCGGTGTCCAGCACGCCGACCTTTAAGGCAAACGTGCCCGGCACTCCCTCGGGCACGGTCTCCCACCACTCCATCACTTCAATCAGGTAGCCCAGAGGCTCGACTACTCGGCGCAGTGCCCCGATGGTGCCTTTGCGCGAGTGGATGTAATGGGATGAACGAATGGCGGTGCGCTTAGCTGCCTCGGTCCATTTGCTGTCCCAGCGGTCGACTGAGAAAGCCCAAGCCAGGTACGGCAGCAGTTCAAGGGGGCATTTGTTCGGGTCGCAGAGTTGACGCAAGGGAATGGGTACGCGCTGGATCTGTGCGAGCGCCTGCGCCGCATGGCGTTCTAGCGGCGTATCGTTACCCGGTAACAGCTGCTGCGTGCTCATCACTCAACGCCTCGGATCAATGTGATGCCGGTGCAATAGGGCGCTTGAGCCTTGGTCGCGACAATGTCCACCCAACCTTCGAGTTCGACCTTGCGCACGCCTTCGACGTGGAGCGCGGCATGCAGGGCCGATTCCGAAACTTCCATCCCCAGGCGGCGCCGTTGATGAACGTAGGCCAGCAGGCGCTGTTCGGCAGCGGCCAGGATAGGTTCCGACTCCGGACCGCTCGACAACAAATAGAGCTTGGCCTTGACCTGGTAATTCAGGATTTGCGCGCCCTGAACGGTGAGACGGTCGGCCACGGGCCGGCGGTCGTCGTCGCTCAGGTAAGCGTTGACGACGGCAAGCAGCTCGGGGGGCGCCGTGCCATCGCCCAGCAATGATTGAACCGTGACCACGGCGACGGCAGGAGAGGGGCTTTCGGCGGTGGCGTCGGCCACGCGACCGTCCGCTGCCCTAGCATGGAAGATGTAGCTGTTGCGTGGGCCGGCAGTGCTCAACCCTTCCCAGGCCATCTGCGCACGCTCGCGCAGGCTGTCGTCGCTTTCCATCAAAGTAGGGATCGGCGGTACGGCATTGGCTTTGCCTTGCTGAATCACCAGGCGCTTGACGTTGAAGTTGCCGGCCAACTGTTCCAGGTCAGTGCCACGCGCGGTGGCGAGCAGGTTGGCAAGCGACGCTTCGTTGACCCGTTGACGCCACACGGTCTCGCGGTAGGCGTTTTCCTGCAGCAACTTGGTCAGTGGCTCCGAATCTTTTGCCAGGCGGGCCGCGATTTGGGCCTGCTCTTCCACCGGCCACAAGCTGATCATGTAGGCCCTTCGTTCAGCCAGGATCAGTTCGAAGTCAATTTGCTCGACGATCTGCGGCGGCGGTAGCTGACTGAGGTCAATGGCGGCGAAACTGTTCATACACTGCCTCCCAGCTGCAACGGCACGCTGAGGCTTAGTGGCTCATTGGTGTCCACCACAGTGCCCTCCAGATCGATCGAGGCCTGGCCCTGCATGTTTGCTCCCGCGAACTGCACACGGCTCAGGCTGATGCGGGTTTCCCAGCGCATAAGCGCCATGACCGTGGCGGCGTAAACGCGCAGACGGTTGACGTCGTTGAAGGGGTGATCCACAAGCTCGGGTACCAAGCTGCCGTATTCGCGGCGCATTACACGCGTGCCAATGCGGGTGGTGAGAATGTCGGTGATTGCCTGACTGATGTGCTCGCGCTCGCTGATGGCGCCGCCGGTATGTCGGTTCATGATGGGATGGGCGCCCCGGATTGGTCGCCACCGGCCTTGACCCCGGTGTGCGGGTGTTTGACCAAGCTGACGCCGGCCGCGATCACATCAATAGAAACCTGGACCTGGCCGGTGACGGTCTGATTCCCGGTTTGGATGTAGTCGCCCTGGTGCGTGATGTCGCCTACCAGGTTGATACCGCCCTTGCTGATCAGGTTGGTGGTGCCACCGTCGACCAGCGTGGCGTTGAGGTGGTGGGCGACGCTGTCGTACTCGATCACCGTGCCGTCGGCGTAGGTGCGGCGGTGCAGGCCTGCGCGGTTGCCGTTGGCCGGGATGTGGTCGCTGAATACGCCTGTCACGACGATGCCGTTGGCGAGCTGGCCGGACGGGCTGAGCAGGATCACCTGCTCGCCGACGGTGGGCGGGTCCCATTCGCGGTCAGATCCAGCGCGTCCCGCGAGCCAGGGCAGCCAGGCGGTGGTCAGCTTTCCGGTTGTTACCTGCACGCGTGGGGGCTCCATCTGCACGGCGGCGATGACGCCGAAGCGGATGAGGTTTTCGAGCAGGCGGGCGAGGGCGGCTAAGTCGTTCATGGCGCCGATGGTGGCGCCACGCGCGTGCGGGCGCAGCTTGGGCGCCTTGTAGGAAGGGGATCTACAGTGTCAGGTGTGCCAACAAGCTGTCGCGGATCAAATCGAGGTCTTCGTCCGTAAAGCCCAGTAGTTCACGTTGTTCGTAGCGCACTTCGGGCGCGTCACGCTCCGCACGGTCCTTCAATCCGAATTGGTGAACCCTGGCGATGCGCGAGATCCGCCCGGTGAAACCCACGGTCACGGCGTTGCTGTCGCCTCGGGCTTTCATATAGGTCGCGGTACGCAGCTTTTTGAACATCTCAACCTTGCGCCGGATGCGGCCTTGCTTGCCGCGCAAGTCCCGCTTTTTCCGTGGTGCGAACTTACTGCCATCCGGGTTTTGCTGTGTCAGCACCCGCTTTTGCTGGCTGCGCCGCAGTTCCTGGCCGATGGAGCGGGCGAGTTGGTTGCGGGCGGCTGGCTGGAGTTGCTCCAGCAGGCCGGACGCCCAGGTCTCCAGGGCTTCCAGCTTACTTGTCATCAGGCACTACCCATTCGCCGGCATTACCTTCGGAGCCTGGTACCCAATTTGGGTCGAGGTATCCCGCCACACGTTGCGGCTCGCCGGCATGCTTCACGGTTGTATTGCCTTGAGCATCCGTGCCGACCACCACCCGCTCTGTCAGGCGTAATGTGAGGCCGAGATCCACCTTGTCTTTATCGAGAATGTCGGCTTCGAACTGAATACCGGTCTGCATTTTTTCGTAGTTTTCCAGCAGCTCCGGTTGGTTGACACTGATCCACCCCAGCACGGGCAGCATCACGCTGTCAGGGTGCCCCGCGAAGGCGGTCATGATGATCTGTAGATCGTAGCTGTACTCAAAAGAAAGGGTCGCCGCAGCAGTGCAGCGGACCTTGCCGTTGTCGATGAAAATCAGCAACCGGTCGGGGTTGTTCTGGAACTCGGCTACGGTGTCCAGCAGGTGAGCGCGTAGGCTCTCGGGCTTGTTCATGGATGGGCCTGCTGGTGTTTGTAGACCATGTCGACCTGGGCGGCGCAGTCGGCCCAGGCGGCTTCGGCGCGGTCTTCGTCTGTCAGTAGATCGCCGTTATTGGCTGGGCTCGTCGCTGGCAGTTGGCACGGCACCACGGCCGGACAGCCAGTCACGGTAAGCTGCGGCGCCGGTGAGGGCGGGGCGCTCGCGCAGCCGGCGAGCAGCGTCAGGCAGAGGCTGAGCAGCCCAGTCGCGTAGTTCGTCGTTTTCACGTTTCAGTTCCTCTATGGTTCGTGCGCGCTTTGCCAGGGCCAGGCGCAGTTGATCCTGCTGGGCGCGCAGAGCTGACTGGTTTTCGCGCTCTTGCTTCAGGGTGGCGGTGAGCGTGGTAGCGGTCGCCAGGTTGCGGTTGGCGTCTTCGCGGGCCGTCTTGGCCGCGCTCTTTGCCAGGTCTGCTTGGTTTTGCGCGGTGTTAATGCGCTGTTGTTGGCCCCAGATCACCAGCACCAGGGCACCGAGCAGGGCAATGCCGTACAGGGTCTGGCGCAGGGTGCTCACGCGCGGTACCAGCCGAGTTTGTTCATGGCAGCGGCGTCGAGCTGCTTGATCGGGCCGCGTACGATTACGGCCCTTGCATTGTTCAGCAGCTGGATGCACTCGGCCAGCCGTACCATGTCGTCCTGTTCGGTCGATTCCGGGACTACCAAAAGGTCACCGTCCTGCACTCGCAGCTTCTGAACCGCTTTAAAGTCGATCATTTGTGCTGACTCTCCGGTGCGCGGTACCAACCAAGTGCGTTCATCGCTGTTTCGTCCAGTAACTGAACATCACCCCGGACAGCCAGGGTGTGGTGGGGAAGCATGTATCCTGCTGCACTCACGATTTTCTGCATTTCTTCGTTGGTGGTCTCAGCGGGTAGCAGCAGTACGTCAAACGGCCTTGGGCGAAGGACGGCGAGCTTTTCGAACAGCTCGTGATAAGGAAAACGCTGGGGCAAGGGAGTGCTCATGCCGCCACCGCTTGCCCGCACTCGCAGCTGGCGTGCCGCTCATAGGCGCGCTGGAGCTTGGTGTCATAGAGATTGCGCAGGTAGTCCGGGCCGTTGTAGAGACGGGCAAACTCGGCCCATTTGCGGGCTTTCAGCGCCTTGTGCAGCACCGGGTCGGTTTCGATGAAGCGCGTGAAGGCTTCGAATTGCTGCGATTCGCCGGCACTCATCGCCGTCACGAAGTCCTGCACGCTCGCGTAGCCAAGGCGCTCCCATTGATAGCCCATGATTTGAAAGGCTCCCCAGGACGCCGATTCAAGTGCGGCCGTGTCGTCAATCTGGCGGGCCATGACCAGGCGTTGGTGCTCAGCAGTACCGCCGATATAGCCACCCGCTTTCGGGTTGACCAGTGCGGGATTGGTCGCGGCGAGTTCATCGGCATGGCGCTTGATCTCCGCCGGATCGTCGCCAGGGTGGCGAACCTTCGCGAGCTGTCGGTACATGATGTGCCGTTCGAACAGGATCACCGGCTTGCCGTTCTCGAGGAAGCCTTTGCCTTTCGATTCCACTTCGTTGACGGCGTAGATAGTCGCCAGCGGCACGCCGAGGCGTTCAGCAGCGGTTACCAGGTCGTGGTTGCGCAGCAGTTGGGCACAGTCGCCGCCTGCCAGGCTGGATTGGGTCTTGGTACCGGCAACGCCATCGGCTACCAAGCCAACTTTCAACTGGTAGGCGCGTACGGCGATCTCGGTGGCGTCACCGTAGTGGCCGTCCGGTACCAGGTTGGCACCGTACCTGTTGAGGTTCTTTTGCAGAATAAGCACCGCCTGCGAGCGGTCGCCGTGGCGAAGGGTGGTGGTCATGCACTGGGCCTCAACAGGGCGGCGACGTTGCCGCGTGAACGGAAAATCAGGATGCAGAGCAGCACGATGGCTGCGGCCTGGCCGAAGCTCGTCGGCTGACGGTCCAGTAGGATTTCCAGACCGCAGATGCAGAGCACTCCGCCAAACAGGCTTGCCAGCAGGGAGATGCTGCGCCGGTAACGCGCATCCCCTCGGGTGTAACAGGCCAGGCGCAGAGCGCTCAGCAAGTAGGCGATTGCCGCGATCAACTGCACGGCCGGTTCGATGTTCGGCATATCAGGTGCCCCCTCGGATGCGACGCCAGATGTCCCAGATGTCCGCCTTTTCCACCCACACCATCAGTTTGATGCTGATCGGGATGACCACCAGGGCACAGAGGAAAGCGCTACCGCCGCTGGTGATGAACGGGATTGCTTGCAAGGCCATGGGGGCGAACAGGTAGCCCACCCCGGCCGATAGGAACAGAGAGCCCAGGCGCTGCCAGACCTTGAGGTCGCGCTTGGTGCTGGTGACCAGCCAAGCGCCGAGGATGGCGCCGAACAGCGCCCCGTCGTCTATGACTGGCGTGACGCTCGCCAGGCCCAGGCCAATAAGCAGGCCGGACACAACGCTGGAAGTTGGATCAGCCATGGTGTGGGTTTCCTTGGTAGCAGTGGGTCAGTTCCATAGGTTCACCATCTGCCGTTGGGGCGCGCTGGTTTGGGCTTCGGGCATGTCGATGACGAGGCCTTGTGGCAGGACGGGGCCGTAGTCGGCCAGGCCGGGGTTCGCCTGCAGCACTGCTTCGGTGACGCCTGCGGTTCGGCCGTAATACCGCCAGCACAGGGCGTCGACGGTGTCGTTTTGATTGGCGCGGACGGCGACGGCCATCAGATCAGCTCCACGGTGGTGCGGCTTTTTTCGAGAAAGTCACGCACCGCCCAACGCAGATCGCGGCGGTAGTCATCGATGGTAGGTGCGACTTCTTCGGCCTTGTTGTTGCCGGTGTTGGTGGCGCTGTAGTCGCGAAAGCGCTCGCAGACTTCGGCGCCGGTACCGGCTTCGATCGCGCGGCGGTAGAGGTGAGCCTTTTCCGATACGTCTTTGATCCGATCACCTGGTACAGCGTCCAACGTGGCGTAACCAGCTGCCTGTTGAGCTGCTCGCCAGTCACTCAGCTCGCGGTTGAGGTTGATAGCGGCAGAGATCACGGCGGTTTCCAAGCGGGCTGGGGTGACGCTGGCGTCGATGCGCAGGGTGGCGCGCAGGCTATCCAGGTCAATCGACGGCCAGAACGGGTCGGTGTTGATGTGGCCGCTGGCAACGGTGCCGCTGGCTACAAATGCGCTCATGAGACTGCACTCGAAAATAGGTCGCCGGTGGTCGGGGCTTCACGTTCAGGAGGAGCGGCCTGGCCGTTCCGCCCCGAGCCGGCGGGGTGCGTGGGGACGCTCAGTCAGCTGCCGGAGCAGCGTATTTTTTGAGGAGACGCTCGACGCGCTCCAAATCCTTCTTGCCACCGCAGTTGGTGTTCAGCTCGATGGCACGGGACAGATATTTTTTCGAGGACTCCAGGTGACACAGAGCGGCCACCTTGCTTTCCGATGTGTCGTCGTCCGAAACCATCTCTGCGAACGCTTTGCCCAGGGCCAGATGCAGCTTGGCTTTAGCCTGGTCGGGCATGTCTTCTTCACCCGCGATTTGCTCAGTACGCAGCAGCAGCTTCACGTCGAACGTGCCACCGGCCTTCTGCGCCTTCAGGGCGACTTCGGCAATTTCTTCGGCAACGATGGTGCCGGTAGTGCGTTCGAAGCGGTCAGGCATGAGCAAGGCGTGCTGGATGACGTACTCGGCAATGTCCAGGGCGCCGGCAAAGTCGCCGGCATCCATTCGCCAAACCATCAAAGTGGTTAGCACCTGGTCCTGCGCGCCTTTGCCGCCTGCCAGCACGCCTTCTACGTATGGGACGTATTCGGGCAGCAGTTGCTTTTTCAGCTCTGCTTTGCCCTCGGTGGACTGCACCTGTTTCAGGCGCAAGTAGTCCTGCTGGAGCTTCGCCAGGTGCAGTTCGTAAACAGTGGAACCTTCCATGGTCATGGCTGGTCCGGCCACAGCAGCCGCTGCAACGGCTGCTGTGACGCGCTGGAAGTGACGACGGCAAGGGTTGGTCATGGTTGCTCGCCTTAGCTCAGGGTGATGTTTTCGGCCATGGCAGCGCAGCCAAGGTCTTCGATCACGTAGGCTTCATTGACCGACTCGTAGTTTTCAATACGGTCGCGTTTGGCGTTATCCACCACCGTGCGGCGGCGGGTGCCTTCCTGCCAGTAGATCGACAGGTTGTCGAGGCGGGTAACCAGCAGGCCGTTCGGCGGGAAGTGAGGCACTCGCACCGCCGGCAGGTTGCCGATGCGCTTCTGGCTGGTGACGATATCGGCCGCAAGCATTTCGGTCGGCGCTTGGGTTTTGTTGATGATCGGGAAGTACTTGTCGGCCAGCAGCTGGCGACCGCAGATCACCACCAGGTCAGTATCTTCCTGGTACCAGGGCTCGATGAACTCGTTGACCATGCTCACGACCAGGGCGTCGATGTTTTCGAAGTCTTTGCCCGCGCCGATCTGGATCTTGCCGCTGCCGTCGACCACTTCTTTCATAACGCGTGCAGGGTTCTCCAGGCGCATCTTTTGCAGCCATCCGACGTTAACGTCCTGCAGCAGCTTGTTGATGTCCGGTTTAGAGGTCGCCGCACGGCTGGTACCGTTCCAGCCAATCATGATCCGGTTGAGCGCCTGGGCCCGGATGATGGCGTCACGGATACGCGCCTGGAAGTCTTTGAACTTGGCCCATTGATCCAGCTTCTGGTAACGCAGGCCCGTATCGAAGTTGGTTTGGGTGCAGGTGTAACTACGGTTGTCGAGGCCGGTAGGATCGCGTGGCTCGCGGTCTTGCTGGGTGGTATCGGTAGTGCCGGCAATAGTGCCGTCGATACCGATACCGATTTTTTCGCCCGACTGCTCGGACACGCCGTAGACGTTGATCGAGCTGAGAAACGCGCTCGACTCCTGCATCCGGGTTTCCAGCGTCTGGGCAACGGATGGAGCGGCTGTGAATTTGGTGGTGACGTCGCTCACGCCGTGCAATTGGGCGAGTTGTTGCAGGTAAGCGTTAAAAAGAACGCGAGTATCGTTACGCATGGTGTTCTCCGATGTTCCTTGGCTGGGTGTTGTCCGTGATCTGGATCAGCAGTCGGTGACGAGTGCGCCGTCACCGCCCGTAGCCGGCGGGCGAACGGAGTACTGCGGTTTCTGGCCGGTGGTGTCCGGGGTTTTTTCGAGCTGTTGAACCAACGCGGTGAAGTCGGCAGACAGCTTCTCGTGAGCGGTCTGCAGCTTTTCGCGGGCGGTTTTTTCGGCGGTAAAGGCTTCGCCCTGACCGGCGACATGCTCTGCCATGGCCTCAACAGCCTGGCCGAGTTCAGTAAATAGGGCGGCGTCCTTGCCTTCCTTGTCCTTGCTCTTGCCGATTAGGTCGAGAACGCGGCTGAAAAGCCCTGCGACTTTGCCGCCTTCGTCCTCGACTTCTTCGAATTCAAGTTCAATCTCGACGACCTCTGAGAAGAGGTTGCCGGGATCGCGTTTGCGACTGGTCAGCGGGTTCATGTCCGGGTGCTGGGCGCTGAACGTCAGCATCTCAGTACCCAGGCTGGCCGGGGTATCGGTTACGGCGATGCCGTCCAAATAGGCGCGGCCGGTGTCGGCAAACTTCGGCCGAATCTCGATGCTGGTGTACAGCTTCTGCCGTGCTTTGTTCATGGCGATCAAGTCGGAGGTCGGTTCGATTTGCGCGAACAAGGCCAATTTTTTGGCCCCGGCAATCTCGACCTCTTCCGTCTTCAACGCGACGACATCGCCGTAAGCGCGAAAAGGGCTATCCGGCAGCAAGCTGCGCATGTGCTCAATCCAAACCCGCGCACCGTAGGTGTTCTGGCTGTAGGTTTCGGCAGCGTCGACCAGCCATTGGCGCTCGATCTGACGACCATCGGTGGTGGCGCCTTCAACGGCGACGCGGAAGAACTTGGAGCGTTGTTTCTTGGCTGGGTTGTCGGTTTTGCCGGCCATGCGTGAATCCCTCAGTGCGGTGGCAGTCTGCCTTGGCGATGAGCGCATGTTGTTGAGCGCGGGCGCGACGGGCAACGAGGCGCTGTTGTAGATCGTTGATCTACAAGGGGCGGAGGGGGAACTGTTCGCGCGCGGGCGGCAGCATCTGCGCCATGAATGCCATCGTCGAACTACCTACCGATCACCGCCGCCACGCCAAGCACCTGTATTGGCAGGGCTATCGCGTGTGCGAGATCGCTGAGTTGATCGGGGAGAAGGAAAAAACGCTGCACAGCTGGAAGGCCCGTGACGAATGGGACCGCGCGACACCGCTGGAGCGTATCCAGGCGGCGACCGAAGCCCGCCTGGTGCAGCTGATCCTGAAAGACCCCAAGTCAGGGTCCGACTACAAGGAAATTGACCTCCTGCACCGCCAGCTGGAGCGGCAAGCCCGTATTCAGCGCTTCAACGACGGCGGTACCGAAACCGAGTTGAATCCGAACCTGGCAAAGCGCAACGAGGGGCCGAAAAAAGCACCGAAACGCAACGAGTTCGACGAAGAACACATTGAAAAACTGACGGAAGCGTTCATCGACGGCTGTTTCGGCTACCAGTTGGATTGGTACAAGGCCGGTAACCAGCGCACCCGCGCAATCCTCAAGTCACGTCAGATCGGTGCGACGTATTATTTCGCCCGTGAAGCGCTGATCGATGCGCTGACGACAGGCCGTAACCAGATTTTCCTGTCAGCCTCGAAAAACCAGGCGCACATTTTCAAGGCCTATATTCAGGCCTTTGCCCGTGAGGTAGTCGGCGTTGAGCTGACGGGCGATCCCATCATTCTGGGCAATGGCGCCGAGCTGCACTTCCTGGGGACCAACGCTCGGACGGCCCAGGGCTATCACGGCAACTTCTACTTCGACGAATTTTTCTGGACGTTCAAATTCAAGGAACTGAACAAGGTCGCCAGCGGCATGGCGATGCAGAAGCAATACCGACGAACGTACTTTTCGACGCCTTCCAGCATGGCCCATGAGGCCTATACGTTCTGGACCGGTGAGCGGTTCAACAAAGGCAAGCCGGCGGCGCAACGGGTCAAAATCGACGTCTCTCATGATGTTCTGCAACAGGGCCGGCTGTGTGAAGACCGGGTATGGCGACAGATCGTCACCATCCTGGACGCGGAGGACCGTGGCTGCGACCTGTTCGACCTGGACGAACTGCGCCAGGAATACGATGCCGAGGCTTTCCAGAACCTGCTGATGTGTCAGTTCATCGACGACGGGGCCAGTATTTTCCCGCTTGCGATGCTGCAGCCTTGCATGGTGGACAGCTGGGATCTTTGGGCCGAGGACTACAAACCATTTGCAGCGCGTCCGTTTGGAGATCGTCAGGTTTGGGTTGGTTATGACCCAGCCGAGAACGGCGACAGCGCTGCATTGGTGGTCATTGCCCCACCGACAGTCCCTGGCGGCAAGTTCCGCGTGCTGGAACGACACCAATTCCGCGGAATGGACTTCGCCGCCCAGGCGGAAGCGATCCGCCAGGTCACCAGACGATATTGGGTTACCTACATCGGTATCGACATCACGGGTATGGGCTCCGGCGTGGCGCAGCTGGTGAAACAGTTCTTCCCGAACATCACCACGTTCAGCTACTCGCCCGAGGTCAAGACGCGCCTGGTGTTGAAGGCGTACGACGTCATCAAGAACGGTCGCCTGGAGTTCGATGCCGGGTGGACGGACATGGCGCAGTCGTTGATGGCTATCCGCAAAACAGTCACCGCCTCCGGGCGCCAGTTCACTTACACCGCCGGTCGCACCGACGAGACAGGTCATGCCGATTTGGCGTGGGCAACCTTCCACGCCCTGCACAACGAGCCTCTTGAAGGGCAGACGACGGCGAACACCGGATTTATGGAGTCCTACTGATGAGCAAACGTAAGCACGGAACCCAACTGACCACCATTCAGCCCCCCATTGAGGGAGACGTGCTACCGGCTGAGTCCGGGCCGGTCGAGGCGTTTACCTTCGGTGATCCGGCGCCTGTGCTCGATAGCAGGGAGATCCTCGACTATCTGGAATGCTGGGCCAATGGGCGTTGGTTCGAAACACCCATGTCCATGGACGGCTTAGCCAAAACGACGCGGGCCAGCGTTTACCTGCAGTCCGGCCTCAACTTCAAGCGGAACATGCTGGCTCGCACGTTCGTTCCTCACCGGTTGCTGAGCCGTCAGGCCTTTGAACAATTCGCCCTGGACTGGCTCTGGTGCGGCAACTGCTACCTGGAAAAGCGCAACAACATGCTGCGCAACACCATGGGCTTGCTGCCGCCGCTGGCGAAGTACATGCGTCGAGGCATCGACATGGAAACCTACTACCAGGTGCGCGGCTGGAAGGATGAGCACGAGTTTGCATCTGGTTCGATTTGCCACCTACGTGAGGCGGATATCAATCAAGAGATTTACGGGTTGCCGGAGTGGCTGGCAGCACTGCAGAGTGCGCTGCTCAACGAGAGCGCCACGCTATTTCGTCGCAAGTACTACAACAACGGCAGTCACGCTGGTTTCATCCTGTATATGACCGACGCGGCGCAGAAGGAAGAAGACATTGACTCACTGCGCACCGCCCTGAAGAACTCGAAAGGGCCGGGCAACTTCCGAAACCTATTCGTGTACGCGCCGGCCGGTAAGAAGGATGGCATCCAACTCATCCCGGTGAGCGAGGTTGCTGCCAAGGACGAATTCAGCTCGATCAAGAACATTAGCCGCGACGATCTGCTTGCGGCGTTGCGCATTCCACCGCAGTTGATGGGCATCGTACCTCAAAACGCTGGCGGGTTTGGGTCGCTGCGGGAGGCTGCTGAGGTTTGGGCGGTGAATGAACTGGAGCCATTGCAGGCGCGGTTGGCGCAGGTCAATGAGTGGTTGGGGGAAGAGGTTGTCAGCTTTAAACCCTTTGAGCTCATCTCCAAAGAGAAGTAAACGCAGGGAAACCGCAACTTCTTCACTTGAGTGTCTGTAGTATGCGATTTCGAGTTAAGTGTTGAGGTCAGGGGCGTATGTTTTTTCCAATGGTTATGGGGTTTCTCGTAGGTGCGTTTTCAATATTTTTCCTATCTCTAGCGATCTTGGCTTTTGCTTCAGATCTTTCGCAGATGATAAGCCCCGTGGTTATTGCCGTATTGAAAGACGTAGGTGGCCCAGTAGCTGCTGGTTTTGGAGGCGCTATTGCAGGTGCGGTATGCTCTTACATTTTTCAGAAGAGAACTGAAAAAGAGAAAGAAAACAAAGCTGATATTTCCACGATTCATAAAACTTGGGTTCGTTTGATGATGCAAATGAACGAGCTTTATTCAATAAAGAAATACAATATTTTTCCTAGTCTTGGTCATGCTGCAAGATTTATAGATATATCTAAGTTGCCAAGCAATGCTGGAGTAATTGATCGGGTTGATCCGCGGATAATTGACATCGCGCTATCCGTGAAAGACGCACGTGCGATAGATATTCTTTATCTCGCTGATGCAAGGTATAGGGCCTGTTTTGAAAACTTCGCCAATAGAAATGAGGGGTTGGATGAGTACAGAGCTACTTTGAAAAGCGCAGGATTAGGGCGCGCGGGAGGACACAGTCTTGATGAGTTGAAAGACGCGGTAGGCCTAGGGCAATTAGTCGCGATTCATGTAATGACCGAGCAAACGATCGAGATCTTAGATGAGACCCTGAGTACATTGAGGAGCGCTATGGACATTATTACTGTGCTAGTGAATAAAAAGTACAAAGGGCAAGGTGTGCTGAGCTTGAAGATGGATATTAAAAAAGACAATGAATATTTAATGACCTCTCCAGCTCCACACTTTACTATCGATTCGTTGAAGGAGTATTTAACGCGGAACGACAAAGCCAAATGAGGGGGCGGCTTACTTGTTATTTGTCTTATATTCTCTTGGGTTATTTGATTTTTAATATAGTTTCAGGACCTTGATTTCGTACGCTACCAACTGATACTGCAACAGGGAACCATTCAAAGGCCTCGGCAGGCTCGCCCTGGTGTAACACCATCTGCTCTGCACGCTCTTTCGGCGTTGCCGGGTCCAGCCATTCGCGAGCAAGTTCCGGCGTCAGTACAACGGGCCTCCGGTCGTGAATGTCCACCATGCCGCCGGCACTGTCGGCGGTGATGATCACAAAACCGTCATGCTCGCCAGAGCCCTCATCTGCGTCTGGCAACTGGCCTATAACTGCGCATAGTACCGGGGAGCCGTCCCGCCTGCGGATCAGATAAGGCTGTTTCTTCGCGCTACCTTCGTCCACCCATTCAAACCAGTTATCTATGGGCGCGATTGCACGGTGCGGCCAGATCGAGCGGAAGAACGGCCCATGCGCGACCTTCTCAACCCGGGCATTGACTGGCGCGGCTCGGTCCTTTGCCCAATGCGGTCGCCATCCCCAGCGCACCGGATCGGCGTGCAGCAGGTCGCCCTGCAGGTGCAATAGCGCAACTAGGGTTGTAGGGGCCACGTTGTAGCGTTCAAGCGGGAGATCCCCCACGGAGTTCACCAGGGCGTTGGGCATGCTCAGCGCCGCAACGAAGTCGTGGATGCCGCTGTACTGCGAAAGCCTTCCGCACATCACTATTCTCCGCTCGTCGGACCTGATGAACAGCCGCGCATCGGCCGGACTCTACCAAGTAGACACCGGTACCGGAGATTCGTCATGACAATCGACATACAGCAGTTTAACGAGATGGACTCGTGGTATGCGCTTCTCAGTGATACAGAATTTGAAGCCGGATCGCCGGAGTACCGGTATGAAACACGGTTGGCTCTGGCTGACAGCATGCTTGAGCGTAAGGTGATCGACTGCGGCGAATGGCGGGAGTTGGTCGAGGAGGCGGTTGCTGCTTATGCGGACGACGTTGGCTGACTGCCAGCTTTAGGGACGAAGCCTTGGCCTGCGCAGTTCATGCAATCCTCACGCGGCCCGAATCGGTCAAGACAATCTGCGCACTTGGTAAATTTGGCGGATAGCAGCAGAGGCCTGGCTATACGATAGTTCTCAAAGTCGTGTTCTTCCAAGGCAACCTGTGCACAATCCATCAGTGTCCGATAGGCGTCCGCGTCGCCGATGATTGGATAAACCTTCCCATTGATTACTTGTGCGGTCTGCACCAGATCGTATAACTCACCGGATGATGCCGTAAGCTCCAACCCATTCATGGACCAGGCTTCATTGTTAAGACGAAACACCAGGCGCCGGTCATGCTTTTCGCCAAACACTTTCCCGTCAAACCCATCCGTACCTGGCCCAATGGATGAGTAGTACGTGTTGGCAATTATCCGCCCGACACACTGCGAACTGACTCTGTGCACTACATCGTAGTGTCCACCAAACATGTACCCCTCAGCGGCAGTAGCCAGCTCTTCGACGGCATGCCAGTAAGCAGCGTCGGCCAGTTCGTCCATTTCCAGCTTTTCCACCTGATCAATCACGCCCGCCTCCAGCATGTCTCGAGCTTCCCAGCGGCACGCAGCTCTATGGGCCTCGGGGTTGTCCATTCGATACACACCGTCCTCAAGGATTCGACGCCATTTGGCGAGCCAAGCCGTTTTGAGTTCTGTAGGGGTCATGCGCTTGACTGCTTATTTGGTGCTGTATGTGCGTACAGTAATCGAGGTTTGACCAGGACGCGATTTGAGGCGACGAGCTGTAGGAGAGGTGAGTTTTGCCAGGCCCGATGGGGAACTGACGTGCCACACGGGGCAGTGACGTGCTACGGGCTGAGGGTACGGTGGTCTGCACTTGGCGCGCGCCGTCGTCCCCCCACCTCGCCTGCGGGCTAAATGGGTCGTTTTTTCTGCACACCTGCGAACCACTCGCGGCGGTGCAGGCTGGGCGCTTGGTTGGTATTTGGGAAGGGGGGGAAACCTGCGGAACCCTGCGAGGGTAGGGGAATAGCTGGAAGGGGTTTGTGATGGTTATCGGCGTTTTCAGGAAGGGCGTCGGAAAAGAGTAATTAGGAAATATGGTGTTAGGCAAATGTCTGAAAGCCCCGGATTCATTGGGGTAGCTGAATTACTTGAGTAAGTTATTTTTAGTAATTCCTCAAGTAATTTTTTATTAACATACTGATTTTAAAGGGGTTTTTATTATTCGGATATTACCTGTAGTAGAAGTAATTACATAACCTATTTATTACTTAGATATTACCTTTCCGGTTCACCCTCAAGGCCGCATAAATCAAAGGCTGTAGGCGTTTCAGCAGCTGAAATTGCTTCTCTTACCTTTTTCCGATGGCGAACCCGAAAAAATGTAACCGATATACACGCGACGCGTGCGCGCGCTTCTCTAAGCACTCATGAATGATCATGCGCGTACGCTCCCTTGCGCATGCCTACGCCGCCGTAGGACGCGCTTGTAGTGGTGTGGGGACTGAATAGACAAGAACCTCGAGCCAGAACGTCAGCGTGGTGACATAAACGGACCGATGAAGTGATGGTTTCTTGGGGAAAGTGGTACGCAGTTTCAGATTTTCTCACAGCTCCCACATGAAATTTGCGCCGCCCTCAATCAGCCGCGCAGTGCGTCTTCGTGAAATCCGCTGCTCATGATTAACCGTGTCTTTTGACTCGATCGGTAAAGTCGCTGACCTGTGTCGGCGTCAGGCAATTCAACTTACCGAATGTCTCCAGGTGCTGGACCATTGCTTCCTGACTGCCGGGCTCACGGGCGACCATGCGCCGGCAGGTCTTGTCCAGGATCAACACGGCCAGCTCCGGGTTTTCGATCCTCGTGGCATCGAAGGCTTTGGCGATGGCGATGGCGAGTTCTCCCAAATCCTGGTCCTTGCGCTGCAGCGCCTTAAGCGCGTTCATCTGCCTGGCGGTGATGGGTAGCGACACGTCTCTTTTCCTTAGCAAGCACGCTCGGACTAAGCGCAGCGGTAATGGTAGACCAGCCTGCCGGAGTCTGGTTTCCATCTGGCGCAAAAAAGCCCGTCAGAGCGGGCCCTGTTGTGGGGGGAAATTGAACATAGGCGGCGTTATTCGTAACGCCCGGGCTATGTACCTTTTTCGCGATCTTTAGCCAGTTTCTTGGCCCATAGCGCGGCGGTCAGTTCATCGAGAAACTCGTGAACGTCCTCTTCGTCGAAAATCCCCAACTCCTTCAACTCCAGCATGCGGCCGTCGAGCATCCCCTGACGCCATGCACATGAACCGGGATCGTTATCTTCCACGAGATAACCAAGCTCTTCGCGCAGCCGCGACAGACGTAGGTCTTTCAGCTTCTCTGCAGGATCGATAGGCATGGCAGGGGTCCTTTCTGTTCATCGTCCGCGTTATTAACAGTCTTCACTTTTTCCACTTAATCTACCCTGCCGGTAAATTTATTTATTAAAAATCCAGCTTGCTCAACCTGGATAAGCCTTGTTTTATGTGACCTGCATTCTCACCCAGGGTATCGAGAGCTCCACGGACGTTCCCACCTGTCGTCAATTCACCACGCTCCTCTGCCCATATCACCAGCTCCATTATTGCCGCCTCTAATGCCAACTGGTTCTCATACATCCTTTCAAGCACGTCTGCCAGTGAGTACTCGCTCGCCATAAATATCGCCCTGGTCCGTAAAGCTTGAAGCATAGCAGCGGATCTGCTCGGAGCTGATAAGTGGGAAGAACTGGTGTGCTTGGGTGGGGCAGTGGTAAAAAAGTGGTAATGATGTTTTTTTTGTGCTCTACAAGCCACGAATTACAAGGCCTGTAGAATCAGTAGCTCCAATCCATCATGGGGGCCACGCTAAACCGGCGTGACGGCTCTGAGTGTGAAGGGCTAGCGTTTACTGGGGATGCGGCTTTTTCGGAATTCATTAATACTGATCTTTTATACAGTGGTTTTTACCCGTTTTCCCTTGTTTTCTAAAGTCGGTTGCTACATTGTAGCGATCGAATTTGGCAATGTAGCAACTGGGAATGGGCACGATCACAGCACGTAAGCGCAAGGACAACTCGACAGCCTACACGGCGCAGATACGGATCAATCGGGATGGCAAGACAGTTTATCAGGAAAGCCAAACCTTCGACCGTAAGCAGGTCGCCCAGGCTTGGATCAAACGACGGGAGACCGAGCTGGCCCAGCCAGGTGCTATTGAGCGGGCGAATCGGAAAGGGGTGACGATCAAGAAGATGATCGAGCAGTACTTGGATGAGTACGAGAAGGTCCGGCCGCTGGGGAAGACCAAGAGCGCGACGTTGAGCGCGATAAAGGAAACCTGGTTAGGTGAGTTGGATGATGCAGCGTTGAACAGCCAGAAGCTTGTGGAGTACGCGCAGTGGCGGATGAGCGAGGAAGGTGGCGGTGTGCAGGCGCAGACCGTTGGTAATGATCTGTCGCACCTGGGGGCTGTGTTGTCTGTGGCACGGCCGGCATGGGGCTATGAGGTCGATCCGCATGCGATGCCTGACGCTCGCAAGGTGTTACGCAAGTTGGGCATGGTCAGCAAGAGCAAGGAGCGTAATCGCCGGCCTACGCTGACGGAGCTGGACAAGTTGATGGTGCATTACTTCGAGATGCAGAGTCGACGAAAAGCCCAGATCGACATGCCGAAGCTGATCGCCTTCGCGATCTTTTCGACACGCCGGCAGGAGGAAATCACTCGAATACGTTGGGATGATCTCGACTGCGCCCGACAAGCGGTGCTGGTGCGGGACATGAAGAACCCAGGGCAGAAGATCGGCAATGACGTGTGGTGTCATCTTCCCGATGAGGCATGGGCGATCATTCAAGTTATGCCGAAAGTGGCCGATGAAATCTTTCCGTATAACGGCAAATCGGTGTCGGCGTCCTTCACCCGGGCCTGCCCGCTCCTAGGTATCAAGGACCTGCACTTCCATGACCTGCGGCACGAAGGGGTGAGCCGGCTGTTCGAAATGGAATGGGACATTCCTAGAGTGTCGAGCGTCTCCGGGCATCGGGATTGGAATTCTCTTCGTCGTTATACCCATCTTCGAGGTAACGGGGATGTTTATTTGAACTGGGCCTGGTTAAAAAGGATTTTGGTATAAATGTTGAACGCTCTTAAGTCGAATGTCGTTGTTGATAAGTCCTATCTGCAGGCGGTATCTAAAGCCAAGATAACTGAGCTGGCATCAGCGCATGGGCTGTTGATGACTGAAGGGATGCTGTATGAGTTAATGAAAGGTACCGATGTCGATAGGGCTGGGTGGTTTTACAAGTTCCCGGATGCGGCAAGACCATTTGAGTTGATTCCGAGTCCGGGTGTTCTCATGCGCCATGAGCTGCAGAACAACGTTGCCTGCGGTTTGCCCAGCAAACACGTACGGAATATTGATCACTCGTCTACGGCGTTGTATAGGGATCCAAGTTATTCGATCCCGGCGGACCTCATCAAGGCCCGAGAGGGGAAGCGGGATGAGATTGACGAGGATACCGATCTGATGCTGTCACTGATCGACAGTATTCCGACCCTGTTTCCAGAGTTTGAGCATGCACACGAGAAGCATTACATAGCTCTAAGGCTTAAGGCTCAGGATAAAATTTGCACCGATGTTGATTTTGTGCGAAGTGGAGCGATGTTTCTAGTTAAACAATCTCCGTTTTTTTCCTCAGCCAATGTCGCCAGGATTGACCATGAGTGGATCACTTTCAGATGGCTTCAGGTGGCACTGCTTTTTGTTCTGGATCTCAAGGTTAGATACCCTGGTGGTATAGCATCCGTCATGACGCCTAGGCTGAGAGAAAGCATTAGACACGATGTTCTGGACGCTCAATATCTGATGATGGCTCTGCTGGAAGGGGCTTTCGCCACGAAAGAGAAAAAATTATGTGAGTGGTGGATGAAGCTCAAACCGGATGGCCTTCTTTATAGCTAGGACGTTTCGCATCTAAGGAGAGCGTGAACTCTCCTTTTTTATTTGCGCCTCAGGTGTATTAGCTCACATTTGATCTGACGGCTTTCGCTGGCAGCACTCAATCAAATCTGACAGTCTGCTTTGAGCGGATTCTGTTGAAAAAATCGGTTATCCAAAACTGCCTGGCCATTGCCTAGTGAGAACGCCATTTTTGCACGCTGCTGGGTGAAATCTGCATCTGGAAACATCTGCCAAAAGTAAAGATTTCAATCTCGCACGCGTACTTTTCTGCCGTGGAAACCATGTTCGACTTTTTCAACAGAATCAGCGTTTAGCAGACGTTGACTGTTAAGTCCGTTTTCTGAGTGGCGCCCTCGCAGAAGTGATGATGCAGAACGGGATAGAGTTTACTTAATTAGTAAATAACAAGTTCGTGCTGTTGAAAATTCCTTTCAGGAAAGCACAGGTGTTGTTAGAATTAATGGGATTCGCTGATTGCGTTAAACTGAATATAACAAGGATGCATGAATGAGTGCTGAAGAACTACAGGCTACCTATGATGAGGCTGTAAAAAACTTTTTACTTATCGAGGAGCTAAGTAATGGTAAGCAGGAGCCATCTGATGATGACTATATTAATCTGAATCGTGCTTACTTTAGGGTGTGTACTCATTTTTATGACTCTTTTTTAATGATGATCGGCAGCTTCAAACCATTCCCTGCTATAGTAATTCTTCGTTCATTTCAGGAGGTATATACCAAGGCTATATATCTGGAATTTATTGAGAGGCCTAAAAAGACGGATGTGAAACCATTGATTTCCGGAGAAAAGAATTTTCCTTCGTTCTTTCATATGGCGACAGCACTCGATAAGTTTGGGAAAGAAGGTAAGAATGGTTTAGAAGGATCGTTTATACAGTTCACCAAGCAGGGCCTGGCTCAATACGAAAAGTTTTCACTCTTTACGCATGGCCGTGGAGAGTTCTTGCAAGCTTTCATGAAGTCAGACAAGGTTGCACTACATCCCAGTGATGTTAGCGATTTGATAAATACGGCCAGAGGGATGTATGAAACTTTTTCTCTTTGCTACTTCGGAGTACAGAAACTGGGCAGCGAGTTCCAAAAATTGAATAACGAGTTGCATAAATCGGCCCTGTATAAAAATCAGAACGCAGGTTAATACTGCGGCCCCCAGAGCTGCTGGACCATTTTTAGATAAAATCCAATAGGTGCCTGAGTAAGGCACCTCTATTAATTTCTATCTACCTGTAGGTCAGGCATATCCAATTGGTGGTCTTGCAATCTCATAAACGTTTATGTGTAATGTTTATGGATGTTGGCAACGTCTGTTTATGGCACGGAGCTGCCTGTCAGATTAGTTTAGATTTGTGCTATAGCAGTGTTAGGTCAAATCTGAGCTAATACACCTCAGGCAACTCTGCCCATCAATTGATTCTGTTCGCGAGTGGCCTTGTCACGCTGTCGATCAATGTAGTCGGCAAGATCCTTCAGGTGGATGCCGAGCCCGGCTTTCTGGCTATTGGCACCGAGGCGAACCACCGGTATATCGATCTCTCCCGACAGGCGCTTATGCTTAAATTTCTCCACGGTCAGATTCATGTAATCGGCGCATACGCGATCCAGGGAAATTACCGCCTGACCGTTGTACTGGGCCATCAACAGGAAAAGGGTGTTCATGCGGCCTCCTGGTTATTGTCTGTTGCAAAGTAGCTTGAATGCGCTCGCTGCCACGACTGGAACCTATCCGTTGCCAATGGCTTTAAGTCGGTCCAGCCGGTAGGCCACCCCATCAGCCACTCGGCCAAGTCCGGGTTCAGATGACCACCATCCAATGCCATCACCGCATGATCCAGTCGATCGTTTGTGCGGTTTGCCCCGGATCGGCGGGTCAATGCGGCAGGAGAGGACCCCTTGGCCATGCTCGCCACCGGCGTTGGCCAGCGCCTGCGTGCTGTCCTCTGCAATGAGCCAGATTCGATTCCGCTGATGCGGGGCGGCGAAGTCAGCCGCTCCGATAACACCCCACTGCGCGTCATACCCCATTTCGGCAAGGTCACCGAGCACGACGGCAAGACCTCTTCCCACAAGCAACGGTGAGTTCTCCAGCTCGAGGTAGCGCGGTCGTACCTCGTCGGTAATACGTGCCATCTGTCTCCACAGTCCAGAGCGTGCGCCGTCGATGCCCAGACCATTGCCCGCGGCCGAGATGTCCTGGCAAGGAAACCCTCCCGAAACCACGTCAACAAGGCCTCGCCATGGTCGTCCGTCAAAACTGCACACGTCAGACCAAATCGGGAAAGGCGGGAGCAGTCCATCGGTTTGTCGTTGCGCCAGAATCTGTGCGGCGTAGGCATCACGCTCAACGGCGCAGACGGTGCGCCGGCCGAGGAGTTGGCCGCCGAGTATTCCGCCACCAGCGCCTGCGAAAAGAGCCAGCTCATTCATATGCCCTCCCTGAAATGAAAGGGGCGCATAGAATGGGGTTCAAAAGCTAAAAAGCTGAGGAGTAGATTTTTATGGCTGCAGGAAGCAGTAGCGGCAGTACCACGCCTCCTGAGGCGGTTAGAACGTTTCAGATTAAAACTGTCAGCGACATGCTGGCCAAGCTCGAGTGGGAGATTGAGCAGCTTCAGGTAACCCAGTTTTCGCAAAGCGTCAAGTCGGTAGATATCTCGAGCTACTTCGCGATTAACGCAGCTCTGACTGCATTTCACGTTTGCGAGTGGATATGGCATATCGGTACGCAACAGCAGAGGGATGCTTGGCTGCAAGCAGCGCCTGCCGCTTCCAAAGCTCAAGGTAAAACGCGTTTTCAGGTAGGTTTGAAGTATCAATGCCCAGAGTTTGGGGTATGCAGAGCAATAGCGAATTCGTTCAAGCACCTTGCAGATGATCAGTTTACGGATACCAATGTTTTGACTGACGTACCTGTGTTCGAACTTTCGGTTCCAGCCACTGCAGGCTCCATGAGAGCGGGTGATCCTCTGGCTCAATTCGCAAAAGTCTTGATGGTTCGAAGCAAGGGCGGAATTACTCCTGCGGCGCACGTTCTCTCCAGAACATATGGTTTTCTTGAGGATTTCTGCGAGAAAAGTGGCTTTTTGACTGGTAGTCAGGTTAGCCCTTGAAAGGTGCATATACCCCTTAGAAAGCTGCGCGGGCGGACGTTCCCGAGCGATTAGCGTTGCACCAACACTGGCTGCCTCGCGCAGCTTTTCGTGGGGTATAAGCGCCTCGGCAGTGGCGCTAACAGGATCAATAACGCTTGCTGCTTCGCAGCAGAGACTGTTTGTTTTTTGCGCGTTGACGCCACAAGCGTCGGCTGCCTGTGGGGTCAAGCGCAGCAATGGGACCGGACGCTTCATGCTGCGTCCTCCTGAGTTACCGGCTCGAGCAGCTCGGCCATGGCAAGTACCTGGTCCTGTAGGGCGAGTGTTTATCGGGTGATGGTCTTGCCGGTGCGCAGCGCGCCGAAGGTTGCGGCTGCAATCCTCAGCTTGTCGGCGACGTCCAGCAGAAACTCTCGGGACTGGCCGACCTTGAGCTTTTTGCAGTGCTGGGCCAGGTGCAGGTGATCGGCTTGGATGAATTGCAGGGAGGCCTTCAGATCCCTGATGGTCTTGGCGTTTTCTGCTTGGGTGACCTCTTTCCCTTCCTGCAAGCCTTTCACCTGGCAGTCTTTACGGCCGAAGAAGTAGCCAAGGTTGATCAGCAGTGCGTCCACAGGCCGCGCCGGTTGAAGTCCTCAACGACATCAACGGAGACCTGGTGACGCTGTACCGTGTCGTGCAGAACCACCTGGAGGAATTCGTGCGCCAGTTCAAATGGGCGCTCAGTTCTCGCCAAGTGTTCGAGTGGCAGAAGATGACCCGTCCGGAAACCCTCACTGACATCCAACGCGCCGCCCGATTCTTTTACCTGCAGCACCATGCCTTCGCTGGCAAAGTGACTGGGCAGACGTTCGGCACTGCGACGACCGGCCCGGCCATTAACCTGCTGCGGATCGAGGAGAATCTGTCGGCAGCGTGGCAGCGTTTGTCCGGCACTTATGTTGAAAACCTGGCCTGGCTTGAATGTACTGAGCGCTACGACCGGGCCCATACCTTCCACTACATGGATCCGCCTTATTGGCAGACCGCTGGCTATGGGGTGGATTTTCCCTTTGAGAATTACGAGCGTATGGCCGGCTTCATGCGGAGCTGTAAAGGAAAGGTGATGGTTAGCATCAACGACCATCCGGATATTCGGCGGGTGTTCGAGGGCTTTCATTTTGAGACAGTAGACATTCGGTACACCACATCCAACCAACGACAAGGAAAGAGTGAGGTTAGCGGTGAGTTGGTGATCATGAACTGGGAGCCAGCCGCACTGGGAGGACTATTCTAATTTGCATCAAACGCCCTTGGGCGCACTGGCAGCAGTAAATCAGCTCCCATGTTCTTAATGTTCCCGACAGAGTTGCCAGCTGCATACCACTCAAAGTCGTCCACAGGCTTACAAAATTCCCTCGCTGTTTACTCGGCTCTGTTTGAAGTAAGACTGGGGACGATCCATTACCTGACATGTTCAGGTGTCAGCACCAACGGCTTGTGGTCGTGGATGCCCCTAATAAAAAATTAATCGATCGAGTCTTTAACAATTTCAAAAAGCTCTGGTGAGTCTAATATTGCCCACCTTAAAAATGCCGAGTACTCCTGGTTTTTCTTCATTAGGTTTTCTATTCGAAGAATTGCATCCGTTTTTTCAGATTTAAGTTTGTCTTCGTCGATGTATGTGTTTATGTGGGAAAGCAAATGTGAGTATCGCTTATAAACTCGCTTTCTCAGCCATGTTCCTGCGATTTCTTTGTTTCCTGTATTGTCATCAGTGAATACTTTTTTAATAAGTGTAGCAGTTTCTACAGTATTCGGATGATCGTTCGTTGGTTCAATTGTTAGGGTTTTGGCAAATGGCGTGACCGGTGGAGCATGCCGTATAAGTCGTAGTGCATCGATTTCAGAGTTGGTGCAGTTTATGAGGTTGTTGTGTAAGTGTCGTTTTAGGTTGTTGCATCGAGCACATGCAAGAAACAAATTGCTCCAATCATACATTTTTTCGGCATCATTTAGGGATGGTCTGAAGTAGCCATGTATTTC